CTGAGGTAGTGTTACCATAACCAGCAACGAAAGATTGATAAGAATAATTATTTCCACTTGCATCTTCTCCACTATGATTAACATCAGATATAAAATGCTTTACATAAGTTGTTGATGATGGTGCAAATAAATAAAGACAACCAGAAGCATTACTATCGTTTTCATTTGTTATAAAATTAGATAACATTTGTTCACCTGTACTCTGTGCAAGGTCATTAGCTGTTAAATAACCTAATCCTCTATTAGCATCATTTTCAAAATTAAATGACCTGAAAAATGTAGTTGTTTTAGTTACATTATAATTGCTACCACCATCAGAACTCATATTAAAATCTAAATCTGACCTGTTCGTAGCTGGGTGTATATTAATAAACTTAAAAACATAACTATCGTATGTGCTATCAATCCCAGATGTAAATTCAATAGATGCACTAGCTGATGCGGTTTGAGTAGATAGTAATGTTAATGCACCTGTAGGAATACTTGCTGGTAGGCTAGAGATTGCAGAGAGAGAATTGTTTGAAATTTTTGTCAGAGCCATAGGAGATTACTCCTTTGGATATTTTGTTTTTATTGCGTCAATAGCTTCTTGCCAAGTATTAGTTCCATTAACCTTATCCCAGTATTGCATATCAAGTTGTTCTTGTATGCTAGGATATTCTTTTGCTCTATCTCTTTTATATTGATTTGCATTATATTCAGCTTGTACTTCTAATATTTTAGCTTGAATATCTTCTTTGGATATTGGAGTTGTTCCATTGTGCCAAGTAATTTGGTTAATGTCATCTGCATTAACAGAAAAACTTGCATTAGGATTTATTTTTAATATTGCTTTTTCTATCATTATCCGCTTATCTCCATTAATGTAATTGTTGATGCACCTCTAATTCTTAAAAGAGTATCAGTATCATCAGCAGTTCTATTTATGTAAATTGTATTATTACTTGTAGCTTGAATTTTATAAGTTGTTGCAGAAGTTGTTGATGGACTATCTAAAAAATTACCACCACCATTAATTGAACCACTTGAATTTTGACTTTCTTGATGTGAAAATCCTAATCCTCTACTTCCAGCACTATCTCCAGCATAGATTACTGTGCTATCTCTAACTAATCTATATAATGCAGAATTAACACCACCAATACCACCACCTAATATTGTAATAACAACATAAATTTTACTTGAAGTTGATATTGGAGTTATAGTCGCAGATAGTCCTGTTATATCTATCCAACTATTTGAAGGATTAGAAGAAAATGTATCAGTTTTAGTAGTTGAAACAACTTGCAAAACTTTTCCAGCGTTTAATTTAGAACTTGTTACACTACCATCTGCAAGTTTACCTGTAGTTACTGTTCCATCAGCAGGAGTAGTAATCAATCCTACCCCAATATGATATATCCAATCGCAAGTAGAAGTACCAGGTACAGCAACACCAAAGTCTATCGTTGAACCAGATACAGTAAAGTTGTTGGCTTGAACAACACCATCAATAGAAACAAGAACATTGTTTGCACTAGAAGGTGTAAAGTTAACGCTATTCTTTTGTAATGTATAAGAGGAAGAACCATCAAAAGTAATCGTATCTAATACTTCTATGTTGCTTAACTTGTCTGTATCTCTACCTATATATGCCATGTGTTATTCTGGTTTTGTAGGAAATACTACTGCGTTTACTTCTTCAACTGTAGTAAGTCCGTTGGTTAAATCTCTTAAACTTTGTCTGTAAGTTTTCCAATCAGTAGGAATATCTGTTCCAGCTTCAAGGTTTTTAGTTACAATATAATCTGTTTCAGCAAGTAGATTATTTCTATTTGTTCTTAATCTAGCTATTGCTCTGTCAAATGCTTTAGCGTTCCATGCAGTTTCTTCAGCTTGTCTTGCAGCTATTTCATCTGCGGTCATATCAACTAAAATTCCATTTAGTATTTTTTTCATTATCTAGTTACTCCATAAAGTGTAAATTTTGCATTGTCTGCTATTGTTCCTGTTGAATAGCTAAATCTTATAAAATTAATAGTAGAAGAAGATTGAACTTCAAAACCACCTCCCCAATTAAAAGCACCTGTATTATGTTTAGCAGATGACCTATACATACCCCATTTATAACCTGAACTTCTTAATCCTATTAATTCAACAATATGAGAACCTAAAAGACCAGCATCGTTTCCTACATCTGTGGCTAATTGAATAAAAGCTCCGTTTTCATATTCTATACCAGTTGCAGCAGCAGTTAATGATCTATATGTTCTTGTACTATTACAAGTTATAAAACTTGAACCACCATCACTAGAAAATTTTAAATAAGGTTCAGTAGCATCTGTGTTTGGTCTTATATCTGTAATATATAAAAGATAACTGTAATAATCATCATTAATATAAGTGCTGTCAAAATCTACATTTGTTGCAGAACTTGCTGATGTTGAAGTTATTAATTTAACTAAACTTCCACCTACTCCTGTTCCTAAACTATCAGATACTAATTTTGTTATTGCCATAATTATATTCCTATTAACGCTTTCACTTCATCTTCAGTAAGACCTAAGTCTAATAACTTTTGTTTACCTGATGCTTTTTTATTTATTGTATCTTGTTTTTCTTGTTCTATTTCAGTAATTGCTACTTTAATTTGTTCTTTAGTAATATTAGTTGGGTTACCATCATGCCATTCTATATTACAAGTATCAATATTTGTTCCTGATACCGAAACTTGTGCGTCTGATTTAATTTTTAATATTGCTTCTGTTATCATTATCCTGCTACCTCAAATGCTGTTAGAGAACAAACAAGTCCACCAGTATTGTTAGAGTTTATATAAAATGGGTTTGAATCAGTTGACCTTAAATATAATTGATACGTCAAAGCAGACGTACTAGAAGGCGAATCTAGGTAACTAATAGAAACTGAATCATAATCTGCTGTTTGATATTGTGCCATTCCACCAGCACCACCTAAATTTGTTGAATCTCTAAAAATAGTTAAACAACCAGCACCACCTGTTGCTTTAAATACACCTGTATGAACAATTATAAAAATTTTATTACTAGCAGATGAAGGGGTTATTGATACTGACAAAGTATTTGAAGCATTTACAAAAGAAGTTGATGTTGTATTTCTTTCTGTGCTATCAGTAGCACTGATAACTTGCAAAACTTTACCAAAGTTACCATCTGTTTTTGCTAAAGTCACAGCACCATTTGCTAACTGACTTGTTCCAACTGAACCTGCTGGAGGATTTACAGTTTGAACAGCTTTACCTAAAAACACACAGTACATATCATCTGTTGCAGATGTAGCACTTGTTAATGTTAATGTAGTTCCACTTGCAGTATATGCAGTTGTAGGCTCTTGTCTTACAAAGTTAATAAATAATGCTAACTCATTTGCGTTAGCTACAGGTTGGTCTAATGTGTAAGATGTAGTCGCACTTGTAGTGAAGTCTTGCTTAGCAAAACTTGTATAACTTAATGCTGGTTGATTTCCAATAAAAGGCATTTAATTCTCCTATGTACTAATATCGTCTACAGCTGATACCCAAACATCTAATGATGAAGCTGTATCTGATTGAACATAAATTCTATCACCAGATTGAACAACAAATTTAGCACCACCATCTAATACTTGTAATGCTGATCCAGCAGGGATCGGTGCATCTTTAATTAGATAAATGTCGTTAGCACTATCATTAATATATACAGATGCTACTACAGCAGATGCTGTAACATTTGCAACTGATATACCAACAATAGTATCATAACTATCAAATGCTGCACCACTAGGTATAGCAGTGGCACTTGTGCCTACATTGTTGCTTGTGTATCTTCTAAAGTTTTGTGCCATTTAATTATTCTCCTTATAATATATTATATTGTTATTCGTAAAAAAGTCAAGAGGTCTACAAGGCTACAGCCATAGCGATAGCAAATCCAGCAGAAGCCCCTGGTAAATTAGTTAATTGACTACCATCTACAGCAGGTAATAGTCCTGATCCATCTAATTGTACTATATTATTAGCACCAGTTCCTACATTTAAAGTAGCAGCAGTTCCTAATCCTAATGTCGTTCTTTGGGCAGCAGCATCTGCATCATCTAATAATGCCTTACCTGCAGCTGTTAAATCAAAAGTTCCAGCTGTACCAGAACCTGTAAATTGAATACCTTTATCAGCAGCACTTGTTAATCCAGCAATAGCTGCTAACTCTGCATCATATGCTTGAACTGTACTTCCAATATCTGAAGTAGATACTGCATTAGTAATTTTAGATACATCAATTGAATTGACTGCTAAACTAATTGTACCCGATGAAGTAATAGGTGAACCTGTTACTGTAAATTCAGATGAACCTGCATCTGCTACAGCTACTGAAGTTACTGTACCTGAACCTACTCCAGTTACAAAATTAGCTTTTGTCATTTTTCTTAATCCAGAGTTAGAAGAATCGTAGATTAAGATTAAGTCATCATCTGCAATAGATGTTTCAGCAGTTTGACCTGTAATAACTGTTGAATTAGTATTAGTATTATCTACAGCTGTAGAAGTTAAATCTCCTGCAACAATAGATCCAGTTAAATTTAATTTAGAATAGTCAATAGCAGCTGAAGCATTAATATCAGCATTAACAATTGCACCTGAAGCAATAGCTACTGTACCATCAGAAGCTAAAGTAATATCTCCAGATACTGCTACGTTATCAAAACTATCTACACCATCATGAACTAAAATATGTCCAGAAGAAGGTGATGAAATATTTGTATCTGTTAATTCTGCTAATGTATCAAAACTTGTAACTTGTGAATCTACATATGCTTTAATAGCTTTAGCTGAAGCTAGAGTATCATCTGAAGCAGATACTGTAGTTAAATCTGTATCTAATACTCCAGAAGCAAAGTCAGCGACTTCAAGGTTGGTAATACTATTACCTGTGCCATTAGCATCTATAGTTTTATTTGTAAGGGTATCTGTAGTTGCACGACCAACTAGAGTATCTGTTGAGGTAGGTAAAGTTAAAGTTCCAGTATTTGAGATACTTGAAATAACTGGAGCAGTTAATGTTTTATTTGTAAGTATTTGAGAGCCAGTTAGTGTAACAACTGTAGAGTCAATTGAGAATGTAACAATATTACCAGACCCTGAAGTATCTATACCAGTTCCACCAGTAAGTGTAAATGTTTCACTATCTAAATCAATAGATAATGCACCACCAGTGTCAGCTTGGAAATCTAAATCTTGTGCAGTAACTTGAGAATCAACATATGTCTTAATAGCTTTAGCAGAAGCTAATGTATCATCACTTGCAGATACAGAAGATAAATCCGTATCAACATCTGTAATACCCGTAGCTGCACCAATAACTAATGTATCTAAATTTACTGTACCATCAAAGTATGCATCTTTAAATTCTAAAGAACCTGTACCTAAATCAATATCATTATCTGTAACAGGTACAATTGCACCATCTTGAAATCTTATTTGCTCAACAGGTGAGCCTGTAACTTCAACAAATAATCCAAAACGATTATTTGAAGTATCAGCAACTAATTTATTGTTAGCGTCACTATCAGCAATTAAAGGTACGTATGCACCTTCACCTGCAGTTCCATCATGTTTGTGACCAGATGAAGCATCAAAAGCTGCGAGTACAGTATTAAATTCATCATTACTGTGTCCTGCTTCGATAGTATCACCTGTAGTATAGACTGCTTGTCTAGCTGAATATCCTGCCATGTTATCTTCTTCCTCCTGGGGTAAATTCTAGTTGATAGCCTTTGATTGATATTACATCTGCACCATCTGTATCATCTATTTTAAGTGCAACTGCAAATCCTGAACCTTCAACTGATTGTCTAATTAGTGGTACTCCTGTTGAATCATAAACTGCAGTTCCATAACTAGAAGTTCCGTATATTGCTGCTCCTGCTGCAGCTGTAATGGGTATTTTACTTGGTTGTGCTGTACCTGGGTCATCGTAGTCATACTTTAAAGATAAACTAGCATCTACGTTTTGACCTTCTCCTTTATAGTTTAAATTAACCCTTTGCATATATTTTCTAACACCAGGGTCTCCCATAATCATATCTGGAGAACGATAAACAGCAATGATATTACTTGTAGATGTTGCTCTAGTAATTACATTACCAACTTCAAACTTGTATACATATCCATCATATCCACCATAAACTTGTAATTCAACTTCATCACTAATAAATTCTGAATCTGTACATGATGGTTTAAAACCTGTTATATCTGCATATTCAAATCCAATTGAACCTGTATTTGGATTAGCTTTTAATACAGCAATAATTCCTTTTGATACTGCTTCAACATCAGCTGTCTCTGGATAAAATAATCTATATTGAGATTTACTTCTAATAACTAAAGATGTAATATTATCTAATTTAGTTATAATGGTATCTACTCTAGTTTGTATTTGTCTAGATATAGAACCTAATTCAACATCACCAATTTTATCTGTACCTGCAATAGTTCTTAATCCATCTGGTGCAAGAAATATAATATCTCCACCTAATTCCTGAATTGAACCACCATCAACACAACCAATTTGTCTTGTTACAGGTTGAACTACAAAATCTGATTTAGATGAACCAGCAAGTTTAAATATCTTATCTTTACCAAAAACATATAGAACATCCCTAAATACTTTTAATCCTACAACTTCAGTATCAACTCTAAAACTACCAGCACCATTTGCAGTTAAAAATCCATCTTCATTAAAGGGTTCTGAAAATACAACTTCTTCTGGATTAGAAGTCATACCTGCATAAAACACATGGTCTTTAAATACTTCTACATATTTAGGATATTCAGGAGCATTGGTTCCATTAAATGTAGTTACACTATTTGATGTATCTATACTTAATGCATATTGATCAACACCTGTAGTAACAACTAATTTTTCTGTACCATTAAAATTTAATGTTCTAAAATTATAGTTAATTGTTGGTGTTGTTAATCCTGTTGTTACAGAAGTCCAAGAACCTGTGCCTGCTGCTCTATGAATACTACCACCTCTAGCTGCATAAACTTGACCATTAAAGATAGCTGACATAACCACTCGTTCATCAGCTGAAGCAACTTGAGGTACAATATTAGAATTATATTTTACACTTCCATTAATTCTTCTGTATCCACCTTCAATGTCAGGCTCAAAGTTTTGTAACTGTAGAGCCTCACCTGGTGCCATTGAGAATACGTCTTTGTTAAGAGTTAATCCTCCAGCACAGCTAACAACAAATGGTGAAATTAAATCTGTTGTTGGCATTATTTACTCCTAGTCTACAGCACCACTTTTCTTCAATAAATCCATTGCTTCAGGTAAAGTTAAATAAGGGCTTGGAGTTACTCCAGTTGCTTTCTCTACTTTTTCAGCAAGAGTAGAACCTGGTAATTCTGCAATTTTTCTAGCAGAAATTCCTGGACCATCATCAGCACTAGCCATTATAATTCTTTCTTCTTTTTTAGAAGCATAATCTAAATTATCTTCTGAAGCTTTCATTTCATTTCTTTTCATTGTGTCTCCTTATATAAATTGTACATTAATACTACCCGATAATACTCTGTCATCTCTCATATAATCTTGTGGTGAAGCGTAATCAACTTGTAGTAATCTTAATTTTCTTTCATAGTCTCTTTGTGCAAGAGTAGCATGTTGTGGGTCTGATCTTAACATATAAGTATAATATTTAGATCTATCTATAATTAATGGGGAGAAACGATCAGGTAAACTGATAGTATCATTATAGGCAGAAAGATCAGTGTGTGTAGTATAATATCCATATTTAATTATATAATCACTTCTATCAGGTATTGGAGTTAACCCAAAATACCCATAGTCAGGTTTTCTATATATAGAGATAGGCTTATCGTAATTATCATCCCCTGCTCTATCATCAGTTGGTTTTCTATTTTGTAAAAATGCATCATAAGTTATAAAGTTTAATTTAGTTGGAACTAAAGTATTATCTCTTACTCTAACATAGTCTACTTCTAAATTATCTGTTGAATCATTATCAATTGTAATATAAGTTGTAGAGCCTGTAGCTGTAAATGTAGTATCTAAAATATTACCTTCACCTGTATTAGTTACAGATACAGTTGTATTTAAATTTGTAGTATCACCAGCAGAAGTACCGACTTGTACTTTAATACTTGAACCTGATGATGAAATATCTGCAATTCTTACTTCAATTCTATATGATCTATTTTTAACTGTACTAATTGCTTGATATACAGCTGAATCATTTAATAATATTCTGCCATTACCATTTGATGAATAACTTGGAGAACCAGATAAAGTTGTCCAGTTACTAATGTTAGAAGTAAATTCAGGATTAGTTAGTAATTCACCAGAACTAATAACAAAAGAATCCCAGTCAACCTTACGCATATTTGCAGGTAAAGCATATTCCTGTTGTCCAACATAAGTTTGTTGGCTAGTCTCTGTATAGAGAATAGGAAGTTCACCTGCTTCGTTATAAATGTCATGAATAGATTTATTTATAAAATCTTTAACTGCAGTTTGTATTCCTCTACTATTAGAGAAATTAGCTGAAGTTAATTCTGTTTCATTTAACTCACGAAGAGTCCTATTAACTAATGTTAAATAGGTAGTTGCCATGGTTGATGGGATTCCCTTTGTTTAATTTATTTTATATCTACTTTCTTTTCTTTTTTACTTTCAGGTAGATCTTGTTCTAATTCTACATGAAGTAAACCATCTTTCATTTCAGCACCTACAACAGTTGTGTAATCTGCTAATTTAAATGATTGGTTGAATGCTCTTTCAGCAATACCTTTGTATAAGTAGTCAGCGTTCTTTGGCATTTCAATTTTGCCTGACACTTTCAAAGTATTTTCTTTGCAAGATATATCAACGTCTTGTTTGTTGAAACCTGCAACTGCGAAAGTAATTTTATATTTTCCTTCTTCTACTTTCTCAATATTATATGGAGGAAAAGTTGAAGTTGGTAATTTTGATAATTCATCAAACATAGAGTCAAATCCTACTGTTAATGAATTGAATAAAGGTAACATATTTAATGTCATTTTTATCTCCTTGTTAAGCGAGTTATAAAATGGAACCCATTTGGCATTCCAAGTACTCAAGGGGGGAACTTAATCCCCCCAAGAATTTTATTTATTAACTAAAAGTTACAGATTGAGTATCAGTATCTTCTGCGTTTCCACCTTGATCAAGTGAAACCATAACTGCCCATACTCTTACTTTTGCATTTACTGCACCAGTTCCGATAGTAATTCTTACATCGTCACCAGCAGAGTAAACTTTAGAGTCATCAGTTACAGTCATTTGACCTGCAGCAGCTACAGTAGCAGCACCTACATAGTAAGTACCTGAAGCACTGTCACCGATAGCAATTGTACCACTGTTTCCAGCAGTATCAGCAGTCATAACATCGCATCCAGCAGATAATACTAAAGTATTAGCTGGGATACCAATTACATCAAATGTATCTGTATTAGCATTAGTTGTAGAAGAAAAATCTACAACTTCTGACATAACTCTTACCTTATCGCTAGAAGCTTTAAGGATTCTATTAGTGTTTGAACTATTATAATCAGTCATTGTTTATTTCCTCCTATTAACCAATTGTGATAACACCAGAGTAAACTGCATCGTCTCTTAAGATTTTTCTTCCGAATACGTGTAGTCCTCTAACGATATCTGCGAATGAATCAGGGTCTCTGATTAATTCTGTTTTAGCAATGTGGTTAGCAGTTGCAACTGCAGACATGTGTCCATATAAGAACGCATATTCATTTGCTCCAGATGAACCAAATGTTTTGTTTGCAGCATTTCCACCAGACACAGCAATCGCATTAGTCATGTACATGTTGAAACCAAATAATGGTCTGTCAGTGACTTTACCATTTCTGATTTGCGATGCAGCACCATCATTTAAGATTGACTGGTCTGATAATTTAGCACCTGCTTTTCTTAATTGTTGAAAGAATGCAGGCGGTGCAACTAACCATCTATTTTCTTCTGGTACGTCATTCCCATCAAGAACTGTCTTTGCAGCTGATACAACATCTGCTAATGTGTCAACAGCAGCATCACCATCGATTGGTGAACCATCTGTTCCAGTATTACCAGCTGAAGTTGCAGCATTGTCATAAATGTGTTTTAACACATTAAAGTCATAGTTTCTTTTTAATGAGTATGCACCTGAAGAAGTTGCAAGTGATTCAAAGTTTACATGAGATTGTCTTTCTTCAATGTCATCTACTTTGAATGCGAAGTAAGAACCTTGATCAACTACAAGAGTAATTTGATCGTCAGCTAAATCTTGAGTAGAAACAGCTGTACCTCTCGCATAATCTTGTACAGTGATTGTAGGTTCTTTTATTATTTTAACAGTATCACCAAAGTTTTCAATTTCTCCAGCGTAATCAGTGTTAGTTACATCTTCTACCACTGATGCTCTTCTGAAGAATTTTTGAACCTTTTGGCTAAAAATTTGTGGAGTGAAATTACCTGAAGGTAAATTTCCGTATCCACCAGCACTACCAAAAGCCATAATATATATCCTCCTATTTGGTATTGTTTAGTTTAAGGTTATTGTTTGATTCTACCTTCTAAACGTGCTTGGTCGATCTCCTTCTCATACTTCTCATATTGATGTGGTTTCAATCTAGAAATCTCATCAATTGTCCAGACTTTTTTAACTGGCATATCAGAATCAGTACTCTTTTTAGTTTTAGTGACAGCTTTAGCAGCTTCTTTTTTTACATCAGCCTTTTCCTGTTTATTTAACTTACTAATGCCTGCATCCATTTTATATAGATCTAAAGCTCTAGCAGCTAATGATGCGTTAGATGTATTCTCATACAACCAACTTTGAATAACAGGATCTTGCTTACCAGCCCATTCATGAAATTCTTCTTTTTGTCGAATATCATTAAAGTCTGGGTGTAGTTTTAAAAGTTCTACTTCAGCTTTCTCCCTAGCAATTTGTTCTTGTTGAGATTGTAAGTATTGGTATTTCTCCTCTACTTCCTTTGCTCTAGAGTCTGCCTTTGTCATAGCAATGGTTTCAATCATGCCATAAACATCTGGGTATTCTCTTCTCCATTTCTCTAATTCTTCTTGAGATTTTGGAGGAACAAATTGTTTAGTACTTGATTCTAATTGAGTTCGTAAAGAACGAAGTTCATCCTTATGTTTTTGAATCGTAGAATCATAATGTCTTTTAAGATCGTCATAACGTTTCTTAAAGACTTTATCTTCAGCATTTACAGGGCGTTCAGCGATAGGAGTAGCCTTGGTGTCTGTTGAGTCTGCAGTTTCTTCAGACGCATCGGTGTCCTTCTGTTCGGTTGCTGCGTTTGCCTTATTTTCTCTCTGCTCCTGATGATATTTAGAAAGTTTACCAGAAAGAAAAGCTTTTGTTTCATCATCATCTTCACCATAATCTTTATGATAAGGATTAGAGTCTTTTAACTTAACTTCCTTTTTTATTTCTTGGTTATCTTCAGTCGCTTCGACTTCTTGTTCAGTTTCCTGAACTTTGTTTTCTTCTTCCATTATTTTTACCTCTTTGGGTTGAGTGCCTTATGGATAAGGGTAGCTCTATACTTGCTCCATATTTTGTGGGCTAGTCATAATACCTTGCGGTTGACTAGGTGGCACAGTTGTTTGTTGTTGTTGTTCCATCGGTTGTTCACCCATTGGTTGCAAATCAGAGACAGCTAATAACTCAGTTGTCATGCTTTGTAATGCTTCCTCTGGGTTTGGTGTGTTATACTTTGCCATAGCATATTTACTTGCTATTGAGACAGGTATAACTACATTAGCTTCATTACTACCATAAGCATCCATAATTTCTTTGAACTCTGGTATAATTTTACCTAATGCAGTCCTAACAGATGGGGATAAAACAGATTGCAATGCTGCAGTATCCTCATCCGTTAAAGATTTTACTCTTTCAGCAAATTCCAGTTCCATGTCTGTTGCATCTGGAAATTGTTTTTTTAAATCACTTTCAGGTTCTGGTGTTGGTTGTTGAGCAGGCTGTGCTTGTTTTTGACCTGTACCCAAAGCACTTAAATTTGGTGCTTGTGGAGTAGTAGGTTTAACACCCATCATTCCTGTAGTAGTTACTTTTCCATCTGGTCCTATTGCCATATTATTCTGATATCCAATCTAAATTTTTGTTTGTGTTATTTAAATCTATAATATATGATTGTATTGTAGTTTCTAATTTTGTCAAGTGTAAATGTTTTTCATATAATTTATGTAATGCATTTTCACCTGTTACTGTATAAATATATTTTAAATTTAATTCTTTTCCTAATTCTTTTATTCCTTCAAAACAATCTTCCATTGCTTTAAACAATGTTAGTTTAGGAATATTAGGATTTGAAAATATACCATACATATATCCTAATGTAGAACTTTTATCGGTATATAATCCAGCAGCACATATATCTTCAATTATTATTCCAAGTTCTGGTAAAACATCTTGTGGAATAGGTGATTCCCATTTATGTTCATTAAACCATTTTTGTAATGTTGGATAATCTTGATTAAGCTGCCAACGTCTTCTGTTCTTCAAAGTCAAAATAATCTGTAAATAAAATATTATTAATTAATATTCTTCTGTTTTCTGATCCTAGTGTATAAACAATATGCTCATCGTTGCCTAATGATTTTGAAAACTTACTATCTTTAACTTTTAACCACTTGCCGTTTTCATTAACTAAGTGTTCTCCAGAAACTTTAATTCCTTTATAATCAAATAAGTTATTAATTAAAAACTTACCAGTAGCAAATACTTTACCACCTACTTCAAGATTATCTTTAATATCAATATTAATAATTTCTTTTTCTGAACCATCAGCCATTTTAATTAAGGTATCAGGTAAGAAACATCCTACAATACTTCCAATAGTTCCACCAATTGCACCACCGATAGGTCCACCTACTGCAGTTCCAAGTGCTGTACCAACAGCTGTACCAGCACCGACTTTAGCAGCATCTTTAACACTACCACCTTGTAATA